TCACGCCGCGTCAGGTCGGGTGAGACGGCCTTTATCATCACGGGTTAGGTTCAGGTGAGACATCGGCTTACGGGTTGATCGTGACATCTCTTTAATCTGCCAGGCGGTGACTTTGGTTCTGAGCCATTTATTGGGTCCACCCATGTAAGCGCAATCTGGCTCAGGGAAAGGGTTCTCGTTTGGGGCTCTTTTCCTGTAGCGTTCGAGCGTACGTGAGGAAATACACAGCTGCCCGCAGATGTCTTTAGTGCTCATCAGCTCAAATTTATTCGTTGCTTTGCTCATCTTCGTTCTCCAAGGGCCCCAACCGGGGCCGTTTGATAATTCTTTATCAGGACGCCTGGCCGGGAAGGGCACGCAAGCGGCGCATGCCTGTCATTGCCGTGGCCACATAGCTCGCCTTGCGGTTCACCACCTCCACCCAGACCTTCACGCCTTCAACCTTCACCGTATACGTCTCTTTCATCTTGCTGCGCCCATAGTCGCCGTATCTTTGCTGGTGGGCTGCCAGCGCGATGTCGCATGCCTGACGCGCTAACGGGGATTGCTGGTTACCTCGGTTAATCAGTCGCATGGCCATCTCCTTCGATACGCTTAAACTTGATCACATAGACCCATGGGTTAACCGGTTCAATGCTGAACTCTGCATCCAGCTGTTCAGGCTGCAACGCCAGCGCATGCACTAAGTTGCCCATGTCCAGAACTGCGGAGCGCTCTTTGACGATGGTTTTTTCAACGTGGCGCGCATTGAAGTACATCAGCGACACGCGCGCATCTTTTACCTGGGTAGAGCTGATGCCGTTAGCGGCGTGATAAACCTCGTTCGGAAGACCTTCATAGCGGCCTGGCTCGAAATAAGCAGGATATTCAACAGCTGGTTCTTCCTGATGCACTTCTGGTTCGTTTTGTGCCGATTCTGGTTCGTTCTGGTCTACTGAATCAGGAATTTGGGTTGCATCATCCCTGTCCTGGCTGGCGAGACTCGGCGCGCTGGTGGCCAGAATCTCAGCGGCAGACGGCTCTACGGTAGCTGGTTCCTCACCAGTGTCAGCACTGCTTTCACCTGGCTGCAATACGACTTTGCCCGGTGACAGCGCATCACAAGTCAGTTCTTCATTACTGTTATTCTCTTGAACCTGCACATTGCTGGTGGTCTCCACTTCCGTTTTTTCTGCTTCATTTGAGGCGCTCTGGTTGAGCAGGCCTTCAATGGAAAACATGCCGTTGCCCATACTTGTGATTTCCGGCTGCTCTTTCATTTCCTCAGCGCGGCGCGCACCTTCTTCACGAATCCGTTGTAAATTCTCTTCGTGAGTAGTGGTGGTCATACGGTGGGTTATTTCCCATTTCGGATCTGTTGGGTCGCTAATACCCTCGACAAATTCTCCACGTTCGGCTGCCAGCTGCTTGTCCACGTCTTCACGTGAAATAACTGGGGCGGCAGAAGGCAGCGGCATTAACTCGGTCGTGGAGTTGAAATTTGTGGTCATTGTTCGATTAACAAATTCCAGATGAGTAGCAGGGGTCTTGTGGATGTTCTCAGGAGCGATACGCACGAGATTGAAGATTGCTGTGCGGTTCACTGCCAGCACCCCCGGTTGATTACGCAGGATGTTGCTCCACGATTTCCACGGTTCCTCTTTTTTAGCGACGATCTCCTTCGCGCGGCGCAGCACGCTGCCTGGTATTTCGTGTGGGTTGAAATCCATGGGTAGCAGGGCGCAGGCAATTTCAAGATCAAGAGAATCAAGCGTATGGTGCGCCCCTTCGCCGCGGTCCGTTTTATAGCCCCCGTCGGCATTAGTACCGGAGTCAGTACGCTGCACGGCGCTGATGCGGTTACCTTTGGCCCATTCTTTTGTCAAAATTCCACGATCGAGGTGTGATGTTTCTGCCCATACTTGCGTAAACTTCAAAATCAGAGAGAGTTCGTGACGTTTCTCCATATCAAAAACGTCTCTGACGGCTCTGGTGTATTTCCACAGAAATGGCATATCCAGAGTCTGGATCTTTTCTACGCTTGCGGCTGCCAGCAGCAGGTTCTGGACGTATCCGTTATCAGTGTCCATTTCCAGCGTGCTTATTTCCTGATACTCCGCCTGCGTGAGGTGATAGCGAAGTTCATCCGACGTAAGCTGCGACAACAGCTGCTTGCGGAACGACATTTGCACGATCGGGTAGCGCGTGTTTTCGTCGTCGCCTTCGTCAATCTTCAGATCAGAATTGGTCGGAGGAACTGCATCAGCCTCGTTAAAAGCCTGTTCGTCGACGATTTCACCAGTAGACGTGTCAACGCCATTAACGACCGTGGCTTCGGCCATTTCCGCTTTTTGTGTTGCAGGATGCTCGGGCAGAGAAACCCCAGGGATCTGCTCCCAGTTCATTTTGCCTTTATCGAGCTGATAATAATCACAGAAGGTAAAACTGATTTCGCCTTCCGGTGGAAGTTCGTTTACAACAGGGAAATTAGTTGCGACCGCTTTGTAATAGTCTTTAAATTTGCGACCGGACTTAAGCAGTAAATAATCCAGGGTGGCATTAGCGGTTTCAAAGTCCTCGCTGCACCATAAAACTGCATCAGGCTGACCAGATTGTTTTTTTGCTCTTCGAACAAGAAATACAGGGTTCGTGTTAGTCATGACACATAATCCTCTTATCGTGTAGACTGGAGGTGCCTGAAAGACACCTCGTATTTACCTGGGGATGTCCGGTTCGCTTTGGTCGGTGAGACCGGACAGGCAGGCCCACTTCGGTGGGCTTTTTAATGGACAGTGATGAATGCACGCTCCATGAAGTTGCGCTTGTGCTGGCGATAGCTGCCGTGCCCGCTCTTTTCACCATCTTTAATTTTCACGGCCAGCAGGCTGATAGCCTCGATAGCGCAGTGCGGACAGTCGAACGAGTCAAGAACATAACCCCCATCAAGTACGATGGTGGTTTCGCCGTTTTCAGTGGTATGAATCAGGCCAGATACTTTCTTGTCGCAGTTGAATAAAGCGATGCTTTTGTTAATTGCTTTCAGATTTAATTCGACTTTTACGATTTCCATAGAATGTTCCTTTTGGTTTATTCAGGGTGTAAGAATCCACGCCAAATAAATGGCGAATTTTTTTCAAATTACAGGGCTGCTAATTACGCTTCGTGTGCCATCTGGTCTTTTTCAGCACACTGTTTTGAGCAATACTCTTTTTCTTTACGGGCAAGATTATTGCCACAAAAATAAAGCAAGGTGCGTTTAACTTCTTTCCCCGCTTCAAAAGGCTTGCGGCAGTATCCGCATTCTTTCTTCATTTCCGCTCCTTACAGGCTTGCCGGGATCTCGCCGTTACGAATAATTCCCTCTACAGGCCAGCACTCACCATTCACGTTTTGCTCGATAGCAGCTGCCTGGCACTGTTGCTGGTTGTCATATACATCGATTACTACATCCTGCGATTCACCGTTGAGGGAGATAACAGTCAGAACCAGTGCAAATAAAGTGTTCATTACGGAGTACCCTTTTGAGCCAGTAAGTAACAAAGCTGGCGGATTCTGACTGTAATCCAGTTGAGGCGAACGGCCTGCTGCTGTGCTGGTTTGCGTGCAAAATCAATCATCTCATCCTCTTTGCCTTGTCGCCGGCCAGCGGAACGTTTATTACCTGACAACGATGCGCTTGTTATCGATGGAGATAACAATACAAATATTATTTACATCTAGCAAGCGGAATGAAATATAAATTTTCAATTAAGGGTGTGTCAATGCATCCAAACTATTGGATGCAATGAAAAAAAAGATGTGATTTTTACTTCTGAAAGCTTTGGATGATGTTGGTAACGTCATCCTTGAGGAGATCTAACTCTTTAAGAGTAGCTTTTGCGTGAACGATGAGGCGAAGCTTTTCAGCTTCAGGCATCTGGTTGAATAATGAGAGCAAAGCGATTTCTTTTTCATCCAGTTGCCGTGGAGGTTTATGCATGCTCAGGTCATCATCACCTGCATCAGGCGGCATAAAAAACCAGTGCTCTGGTTTACCTGTGGCAGCTGCAAGGCGTTTCAACCTTACACCTCGAGGCGCTGACTCACCTTTAGCCCATTGCTGAACTGCCTGGGGAGTAACCATGGCTCTCCTGGCTATATCAGACATGTTCCAGCCGAATTCATCTTTGATGAGCTGAAGTCGGTAGGCGAACGCTTCATGAGGTGCTTTTTTCATGGCATTCATTCTACAAGGTAGCCTTTCATAGTGCATTGCAAAGATTTTTTTCATACATGATTGAAAATAATATTTTCATGCTGTAATCTCATTTTTCATTCACTGAGGGCTGGATATGACCAAATCAATTAAACAGCGAGTACCGGGGATCAGTGCTGGTGGACTACCGCATCCTTCGTAATTTTGTTCGAATCTATCATTCAGCAGGAGCCGCATAATGAACCTCGAATCAATAGCTAAATATTTCGCGCCAAAATCACCGATGTTCAGTGACTCCTCGAGGGCGACTGCCACCGACAATCTTACCGGAACTGATGTTATGACCGCGCTTGGAATGGTTAACGCCAAGTGTGGGTTTGGATTCGATTTATACCTTGCAAAAATTGGTATCAGCAGCCCTGACCGGGCAATGGAGGCGCTTTATGGAGCATCGTTGGACCTATGCCGACGCTTTAAATCAGTTACAGAACTCGATGAAAAAGTCCGGCAGCGCGTTCTCGAAATTATGTGTGCTTTTGCATACCAGGATTACGCCCGTAGTGCGGCAAGCGTTCGCAGATGTGACTGCTGCGATGGTAGCGGTTTTACCGAAGTCGAGGTATTCACCAACAAAATCCAATACCCTGACGGCAAGCCGCCAAAATGGGCAAAAGTTACAAAGGGTGTTTACCCCTCATACTGGGAGGAGTGGAAATCAGTTCGGGAGAGCGCGCGCGTTCTGTGCAAAGCGTGTAACGGCAAAGGCGTTATCAGCAATGCGTGTCGCTGCCACGGGAAAGGGAGGGTGCTGGATAAGAAAAAGACAGAGGAACAGGGCGTGCCGGTCATGAAGGTGTGTGACCGTTGCACGGGGAGAGGTTACGCCCGGCTAAAATTTTCCAATGTGCTGGAGGGCGTCCGCACCGTATGGGATGTAAAAAAAACCACCGCTTACGGTCAGCTGCAACCGCTGTTTGAATTGCTGGTGGAAGAATGCCACAGGCAAGAAGGTTATGCAGACAGCGCCTTAAAGTCAGTTACGATGTAGGCTGATTTTCTATAAAGCTCAATTGTCAGAGAAAAAAGGTGTTGAGGTCTGCGGAATTTTCGGCTAGCATCAACTCTAACGCTGGGAATCCGTTCATTCGTTCCGACCAGCAAGAAATCCTTAAAGCCCTGCGGTTAATACCGCGGGGTTTTTTCGTTTTAAACACAACGGAAAGCCTGCTTTCATGCCCTGCTTAGGCGTGACACTAAGCATTCGGGAGAGCTGGCTTCCCGTTATGAGCAAAAGGTCATTTCTGATGGCCTTTGACAGAGTGTATTTTTTCATCAGTGCTATAGTTTTTATGGCATTTGATAATGCTCTCGATACTGATAACACTGGGTGGGGGATACACCCGCTTCGCAGAGACAACTGCATGACCCATGACCAGCAACCCAATGCTGGTCTTTTTTTTCCGCCATTAGCTCAACTGGAAAGAGCACGGAGCTTCTATCTCCGTGGTTCGGGGTTCGAATCCTCGATGGCGTACAATTAAGCACAACAACATTAGTTTACTGAAGGCTACCATCCAGCGGCCTTTTATATGCTCTTGACTATGCAAGCATAAAATAGTGAAAAATGCTTGCATATGTCAGACGATAAGAAAGATCCAAAGGGTAAAGCTAAGGGCGGGATTGCTAGGGCGAAGTCTCTTACTAAAGAGCAGCGTTCTGACATTGCCAAAAAAGCAGCGGCAGCAAGATGGAAAGACAAGCCGTTGAAAGCAACCCACAAGGGAAGCTTTATGGAAGAGTTTGGCATTGATACTGAGTGTTATGTTTTAGACAATGAATCTAAAACGGCTGTGGTAACTAAAACCGGGCTGGCAAAACTCATTGGTCTAGGGGAGCGAGTAAAAGATATCGACCGAGTTCTTAACGCTCAATATATGCAAGATTACGTAGACGCAGTTTTGCTTGAGAAAATGGAAAATCCTTATATTTTTCAATGGGAGAACGATGGCGCAGTACTCGGTTCTTTTACTGGCGGACATGGATATGATATTTCAGTAGTAATTGATATTTGCAAAGCCCTTACGGCAGCTAAAGATAGTGGCGATCTTCCAGCATCTAGACTAAATGCAGCTATGCAAGCTCAAGACTTAGTTAACTCGGCGGCAAAGGTTGGTATTACTAACGTTGCTTACGCTGTAGCTGGATTCAAACCTGAAGTACAGCAAGTAATTGATCTCTTCAAAGCATTTGTTAGGGAAGAAGCTAGGCAGTATGAGAAAGAGTTTCCCAACGAACTTTATGAGGCTTGGTACAAAATTTATCAATTAAACAAGCCAGGACGAGGGCGTCCATTCTTATTCAAAAAATTGACTATTGAGCAAATTTACAAGCCCTTGGCCAAAAGCGAAGGTAAGATTCTTGACCTTGCTAAAAGTAGCAAAGATGAATTCGGAAAACCCGGAGACAAGATCCACCAGTTCCTATCTGAGGTTGGCGTCAAGGCGCTCAAGCAGCAGATTGGTAAGGTTTTAGCGGTAACGACTCTATTTGATGAGAAAGACGCTTACGAATCTGCATTGGAAAAAGTAAACAAGTGATCATCAACGCGGCCACCGCGCCGGGTTTTTATTGTCTAAAGTATTTCCCAAGACTGCCGATAATCTTCGTTCTGAAATTGAAAAAAATAAATATCTGCATTCGTTGCCCGCTCCCGTGCGGGCTTTTTTTATTCCCCTCATTACTGAGAGGATACACAGCTATATGAGGGGAGACCTATGTCCGATCCATTTTCCGGCACAGGGCTGGCCGGTTTAGCTTTGACTGGAGCAAGTGTTTACGGTCTATTGACCGGAACTGATTACGGTGTTGTTTTTGGAGCATTTGCAGGCGCAGTATTCTACATAGCGACAGCAGCTGACCTGAGTGTGTTACGTCGCCTGGCCTACTTCTTCGTGTCGTATATCGTCGGCATTCTTTGTTCGGGGTTGTTGGGGTCAAAACTCACATCCTGGACGGGGTACACCGAGAAGCCTCTGGATGCTATTGGTGCCGTAATAGCTTCTGCATTAGCCGTTCAAATCCTTACGTTCCTGAACAAGCAGGACATCGGCTCGCTGGTGGCGCTGATAACGCGCCGGGGAGGTTCAGGTGGTACTAAATGACCCAACAGCAACTATCAACGCGCTGCTCTGCGCCGGAGTTGTAATTACTCTGATGTTTTACCGCCGTGGTGATTCGCGGCATCGGCCATGGATTTCGCGTTTAGCCTGGCTGATTACCGTCACTTACAGCGCTGTACCGCTGGCGTACCTGTGTGGGATCTACCCGCATTCATCATGGGCCACCATTGCGGCCAATATCATATTCCTTTCCGTGCTGGTGGCCGTCAAAGGCAACGTTGCACGTCTGGTTGATCATCTGAGGCACTAATGAACCAATCACAATTTCAGAAGGCGGCTGGTATCAGCGCCGGATTAGCTGCGCGCTGGTTTCCGCATATCGACGCCGCCATGAAGGAATACGGCATCACCGCACCGCTTGACCAGGCCATGTTTATTGCCCAGATGGGGCATGAAAGCTCCAGATTTACCCGTGTGGTGGAAAATCTTAATTATGCGGCAGAAAACTTAGTGCCGACGTTCGGCAGCCGCCGCATCACTCCACAGCAGGCCGCCGCACTAGGCAGAACGGCAGAGCACTCGGCTAATCAGAAAGCGATCGCTAATCTGGTTTACGGCGGTGAGTGGGGAAAAGAACACCTGGGCAATCAGGCTGCCGGTGATGGATGGAAATACCGCGGTCGCGGGCTGAAACAGGTTACCGGCCTGAGTAACTATCGCAGTTGTGGTCACGCGTTGAAACTGGACCTTGTTACCCATCCGGAGCTGCTTGAACAGGATGAATACGCCGCGCGCTCTGCTGCATGGTTCTATGCCTCCCGCGGTTGCCTTCTTCATTCCGGCGACGTGGAACGCGTGACGCTTCTTATCAATGGGGGCAGAAACGGGTTGGATAAACGCCGCGCACTATTTAACCTGGCGAAATTCGTTCTGGTGTGAGGTGAATGTGGGGATCGAAACGATAATTGGGCTGGTCGCATTGGTTATTTCCGCTATCGCCGGCGCTTTTGGCCTGGGCCATATTCGCGGCACCAGCAAAGCTGAAGTGAAAGCCGACCAGCAGCGCACCGAAGATAACGCAGCGGCAACGGTCGCAGCAGCCGAACGCCGGGTAGAAGCAACGAAAGAGGCCAGCAATGTACAGCAGACTGTTAACCATATGTCTGACGACGATGTTGATCGCGAGCTGCGGGACAACTGGACCCGTAAGGGTTGAGGTAGCCGATACGTCTTGCGACTGGGTTAAACCCATCTACTGCACAGCGCACGACTGGGATGTACTGGACAGGCAGACGAAGCGCGACATCCTGGCGCATAACAAAGCGTGGCAGGCGAACTGCAAGTAGGCCTTAATTGAAAGATAACTAAATAAATTTTCCAAATGGTCGTTATATAGAGAGTGTGTTTAATTAAGGGGGCAAACAATGCCTTTTCTCATGGTGTTCTTTGTTGTCATTATGGTGTTACTCCTCTGGAAGGCAGGAATACCCCAGGCTATCATTATGTTAATCATACCCATCATGTTTAGTACTTTGGGAGGTATGGTTGCCGCCGTGGGAGTAAGCGCGTTCGCTACACCTATTGTTGGAGTGCCTGTTGGAATCGTTGTATTTTTAATGTTGATGGGTAAGTTTTTATCCAGAAGGTAACCTAAATCCAATACTGAGGACAGGCATGTCACATGAATAGCTATGGCTTTCTTATGCGCATTCTTCATCTATTACAAAGCTCATCTGCTGGTTGCTAATGATGATAAAATGCAGAGTCCCATGGATTTTGGGGTAGGAAAAGCCTGGATATGATGCTAGAAATCATAACATTAAAAAGACCGTGAGATGCAGTATGAAAATCTTAGGATTGGATGAGTACAGAACCCTTCGTGAGGGAGGGACAATGAAGTATTTTGAACTGGAACGCATGCCTAACAGCACTTGGGTTGCCATTTTCGAAAGTTTGTTTGCCGAAAAGGATGAAAAGGCGTGGGTAGAGGGTTACTGCATTGTGACGAACTGCTCAAACAGTGAAGTATCCACCCGGTTCATATACTTGAAAGAAAAGTGCGAAGAAGCGAACTCTATATACAGGGTTAAGCATTCTGCACTATAACTAATTAAATAAACTTAAACTCCTGGTGATTTGTTTGCTGCCATTTTCACTTCTTTCAGAATTGAATTCAGGTGTATGAGTTAAAAAAGACTTTTGGGCTATTAAAGGTAACGTATATCACAGGCAAAAGATTCGTCAATGTGATTGAATGTTCATGGGACTAACAATCTTCTCTTGTAAGGAATTATGTGTAGAAGGAGATTTTATGGCACAGTTATTGATTTTTGCTGATGATGATCCTGCTAAGTTGCTGAAAATTCGAAGTTATCGGAGCAAGATTCTTTATCTGTATGCTAATAATGAGGTGAGGTGTTTGGATGTGGTGATTTTTTTTTCAACTTTTCTGAAAGGCGAAAGTGGAGCCATATTGGTGGCAGCCGACAGATACGTGAGCAGGAAAGAAATTATCGAGGCTTATGATGCTCTGATTGGTTGAAAGCAGCGAGACTGGCGCGTAGCAGTAGGATGGGTCATGCTTGGTTCTATACGTCAGTAGAGTGATACAGGAGTTCATATCGGCCAGACGAAGCGTGATGCTACTTTAATCCAGCGGGTGAGCGCTTAATATTGTTTGTCCCAACGGTTCGAACCCATTTCTGATTACCACATTCAAGCCACTGGCACTCGCTGGTGGCTTTTTTTATTGGAGTGAATAATGGCAAAACCGGACTGGGGAGAGCTTCAGCAACGGTTCCTGTCCGAACATGCCGCAACCGGCGTATCACCAAAGGAATGGTGTGAAGCGCAGGGACTGAACTACGCTACCGCCCGTCGATATATCAAAAAAACTTCTGCGCAAACTGCGCAAAAATCTGCGCAGAAAAAAGTGCGCATTGCGCAGAAAGAACAAAGCGCAAATGAGCTGATGGATGATGATGGACTTACTGCTCAGCAACGCTTATTTGTTGCGGAATACCTAAAGGATGGTAACGCCACACAAGCAGCTATCAGGGCGGGTTACAGCAAAAAATCCGCTGAACAAATTGGTTATCAACTCCTTCAGAAAACTTCAGTTGCCCAGGCTATTGCACAACAGCAGAAAGCCTCCATTGCGCGCACGCTTGGCGGTGCCGATGAAGTCCTCGCGCAGATGTGGCAGCTTGCCACCTTCGATGCAAACCAGCTACGGGTAGCAACAGGGGGGCCGCAATTGGTGTCAACATCGATGGAACCTTATCTTCTACTGGCTGGTTTAATGATATTTCAACCAACCCTTCCACAATAGGTTCTGCCCGAATAACTGATGATAATGTATGGCGGAGCTATATTTCTGTTCGCCATCGGAACGGTTCTAATGCGGCCTCAGGAGGAGATAGTGCGAATTACGGATTTATGCTGGTCGACGAACTCCGGCAGCGCGGCATCCACTTCAAAAGCCTTACGGACAGCATCGACACTTCCAGCCCAATGGGGCGTTTCATATTCCACATCATGTCAGCCCTGGCCGAGATGGAGAGGGAGTTAATCGTGGAACGCACCCGGGCAGGACTGGCGGCAGCCCGGGAGAAAGGGCGCATAGGCGGCAGAAGGCCGAAGTTAACCCCTGAGCAATGGGCGCAGGCTGGCAGGCTGATCGCAAACGGAATGGACAGAAAGCAGGTGGCGATTATTTACGACGTTGCGGTGTGCACCTTGTATAAAAAATTTCCGGCGCGGTAGGGGTAGAGGAAAAAAATATTGAACATTTAATCCAATTTTCGTAATAAAGTATTGAAATAATGTAATAAAGTTGTTGAAATTTTGGTAAGCGGTTGGGTTGAGCATTGGGGGTATTCATGGCAAAAACAGATTCTATTACACCTGAAGAGTTTAGGGCTATTCACTTTGAATTGTCTAAAATCTCATCAACATGGGCAGACTTATGGTTAACATTGTTTTCTCTCCGTGCTGAAGGCAGCAGGGTGATTACTATTAGATATTCCGATATCGAAGATGACATGCTGCACTTGGCTGGAACTCCAAAATTTGAGCCACGAACAATTAGATTAAATTTATTGCTTTCTAAGTTAATTGCGTACAGAAAGGATTGCAATCCTTCTGATATTTATGTTTTCCAGAGTAGATCAAATCGAGTTAAAGGGTTAGCTAGGCCTGTGACTGTAATAGCAATGAATAATGCCTTAAAACAAGCATCCAAATATGTAACAAGGAAAAACATCACCATGAAAAGTGCTTTAAGGGTAATCGGAAGGAACTAGTTGGACGAGGGTTCATACACTAAATACCCACCTGTTTATGGAAAGTTAGGACGATGGTCAATGATCACGTCCTTTATCAAGTCATTATTCTCCCTGATGATTTTCGATTTACTACTCGATTGGATGTAAGATATGTACATGCATGAATCTTAGGAGGGATTTCAAGTAAGTAAAATGAGATCCTGATCAGAATAAATCAAACCTGGCATTGAGTAGAGTAAATAATAAAGCAGCGCATGCAAGATTTAATAGTATAACAAAACGGGCAGAAACATTCACTGAACAAATCTCCTGATCATGTATTAGACAGAGAATGACTGTAATGTAAAACCATCTTACATACACCTACTAAAAAAGACAGATAAAACAAGGTGCCATCCGATGAGATAGCTAAGCATTTGCGCCTTGGATAGGTCTTACCATCGGAGCATCGGGTTATGCTCGCTTGTTGAGTGCTGAGAAATGAAGAGATTAGAGGTTTATAAGAGGGAGCCAGTTTGTCAAACGAGATAGTTTATTTACGATGCACAACTTATTGAATTATATGGCTTTATTATGGTGGGTTGAAGGGCGTTAAGACGAACTTATCACAAGCATACAGTTCTGTTTCGCTTGGGGCCTGAAAGCAGATGGGGACGGTTTTCACTTTTTCTTCTAAAGGTCCAGAATACTTTGCCGATAGTGAACATAGCGGCGCAGGAGCCAAATGGTGGAAGCCGTAAACTTAATTTAAGTTCAGTCAAATAGGAATTACTATCATGGCACAAGTCATCAATACCAACAGCCTCTCGCTGATCACTCAGAACAACATCAACAAGAACCAGTCAGCTCTTTCTTCTTCTATCGAGCGTTTGTCATCTGGTCTACGCATTAACAGCGCAAAAGATGATGCAGCGGGCCAAGCTATTGCTAACCGCTTCACCTCTAACATCAAAGGTCTGACTCAGGCTGCTCGTAATGCTAACGATGGTATTTCTGTAGCACAGACTACAGAAGGCGCGCTGTCAGAAATTAACAACAATTTGCAGCGTGTACGAGAATTGACTGTACAGGCATCTACCGGCACGAACTCTGCTTCTGATCTGTCTTCAATTCAAGACGAAATCAAATCCCGTCTGTCAGAAATTGACCGCGTATCTAACCAGACACAGTTTAACGGCGTTAATGTGCTGGCTAAAGATGGCAAAATGAATATCCAAGTTGGTGCGAATGATGGCCAAACTATCACCATTGATTTGAAGAAAATCGACTCGGCAACATTAGGGTTGACTGGTTTTGATGTTTCATCAAAAGCTACAATTTCCACAACGGCTGTCACCGGCGCTGCAACCTCTACTAAAACTTATGCTGACAGTGCTACTGCTATCAGTACCGTAGCTCTTACTTCATTAGATACTGGTGCAACTCTTGGCAATATTTTCCTTGATGAGACTGATGGATCTTACTATGCAAGTGTAACTGACTCTGACACTACGAGCGAAAACACTAGCTATAAGATTAATGTCAATCCAGATGGTACCGCTTCGCTGGGCGCTAAAACACCTACACCTGTTGGCTCAAAAGATCTCGGGGCCAATGACGGTACGGCAAAAGTTCAGACAGCGACTACTGTTACAACCCCTGGCCCTGCTGCTGATGTTACTGCTGCAAAAGCGACTCTTGCTACCGCAGGTGTTGATACCACGGATCTGAAATTAGTAAAACTTTCCTCCACAGATGCAAAAGGGAACGTAACTAGCGCTGGTTACGGTCTGCAAAACGCAAAAGGTGAAATCTATGCGACAGACTATGATGGTACCAATCCAGCAGCTGTTGCAGATGCTAAAACTATTAACTACACCGATGCTTCAGGTGCAACTGTAACTGGCGCAGCTATCACTCTTGGTGGATCCGATGGTAAAACTGAACTGGTTACCTCTGACGGTAAAACTTATAAGGCGTCTGAGCTGAGAGGTAAGGACCTTTCTGATCCAACCAATACAGTCAAAACCGTTGCAGATAATGCCAAACCATTGGCTGCGCTTGATGATGCAATCGCTATGGTAGATAAGTTCCGTTCATCTTTAGGTGCTGTTCAGAATCAGTTAAACTCAGCAGTAACTAACCTTAATAACACCACCACTAACCTGTCTGAAGCGCAGTCCCGTATTCAGGATGCCGACTATGCGACTGAAGTGTCGAATATGTCCAAAGCGCAGATCATTCAGCAGGCTGGTAACTCCGTGCTGTCCAAAGCTAACCAGGTTCCTCAGCAGGTTCTGTCTCTGCTGCAAGGCTAATTTCATATTAAGTGTCAAAGCCCCATATATGTGGGGCTTTTTTATTGGCTGAATAAGGTCGTTAAAAGTAGTCAAATCCTTTAATCAAAGCTCGCACGATGATTTAGCATTTCACCAGTTCCGCTCCGTTTATACAGGTCCAGTTGTGATTAAAAAACAGGCATTCAAATTTTTGCTTGAACCAAACAAAGGTCAGTTATCTGACTTTTTGGCCTTTGCTGGTTCCTGTCGTTTTGTTTACAACAAAGGCCTTGCTCTTCTTAACGAGAGTTACCGTTCGGGTAAAAAATTCATAGGCTACAATCAGCTGGCTTCTGAATTAGTGCAATGGAAGAATGAAGAGAGCCTTTCTTGGTTGAAAGAAGCTCCATCTCAGTGTTTACAGCAATCGTTAAGAGATTTAGACAGAGCATTCAGAAACTTTTTCACCGGCAAATCACAATATCCAAAGTTTAAAAAGAAAGGTCGGCATGATTCTTTCCGTATACCATGCCAAAGGGTTAGAGTAGATCAAGAAAAAAAACTGGTATCTCTCCCTAAAGTCGGCTGGGTAAAGTATCGCAAGAGCCGTGAAATCATTGGTGATTTAAAAAATGCAACTATTTCCCTTAATCAGGGGAAATGGTATATCAGTTTTAATACAGATCAAACAGTTCCTGATCCAATACACCCCTCTGATATCAAAACTACAATTGTACTTAATAATGTGAATAGCGTTCATCTGTCATCTGGGGTTGGCGGTGATAACACTTACCAAGCGGAAGAAAGGAAAAAGTTAATCCGTCTCAATAAAACACTGGCGAGAAGAAAGAAATACAGCAAAAATTGGCTAAAAACCAAAGGTAAAATTGATAGAGTAAGATCAAAGGCAGCAAGGATAAGACTTGATAATATCCATAAAGCAACCACGGCAATTTGTAAAAATCACGCAGTTGTTGAGGTTGTGAACTTGATGGATTCTGTATCTGCCAAGAACGATAAGACTCTGAGTATGAGATACGAATTTGTCAGGCAGTTGATATACAAACAAGAGTGGCTGGGTGGTGAAATTATTCGCCGAGAAAGTAAACTCTTGTAA